AAAGGACACACGGTGATGAACAAAAGATTGATGCTGAAATTAAAGGCTTACAAAAAGTAAACCCAAACAGTTCATCAGAAGTAACTACACGTTTAAAATACATGATAACTTCAGTTGAAGGTAAGCGTGATCAAAAAGATATTCGTGAATTTATTGATAATTATTTAATTGCTAAAGACGCAAGAGCATTACGCCAACATTATTCATCCATATCACCAGACCTTAATATGAAATATATCCCTACTGACGAAAACTATACAGGGGAGGGTATAGATATTCCTATTAATATTAACTTTCTTTGGCCTGACATCGGATTATAGATTATATTTGTTTAAACAGATACATGAAATAGTATTTAACGGACAAGGTGGATATGACTGGAATACTATATATAATATGCCTATTTGGCTACGACGTTTTACTTATGAAACATTGCGTGAACATTATGAAAAACAAAATGAAGCAGCTGAAAAGCAGCAAAATATGTTGAATAATAAAAATAGTAAAGAAGTATCACGACCAAACATAGCTCCAAAACAACCTACATATACAGCAAAGGCGCCTAAAAAATAGGCGCTTTTAATATTTATATGATGTAACACTATACTATGGATCCAAAATCATTACAACAGATTGAAGACTACTTAACAGCATCAGGCCTACGAGCTGATGAACTCAGAAAGAGAATGGATGAGATTAAAGCTAGTACTGTTGAATTTAATAGAGAATTAATTAATGCTCAACGCCATGCTGCTGATTTAAATCGTGATTTTAATGATTTAAGTTCTCAATTTAAAAATATTGTAGATGACTTAAGGAAGTGGGATAGTACATCTACCAAAATAAATAAAAGTTATAAAACACTAGGTGGGTTAGCAGATAAGTTAAAATATGATTCTGAAAACATTAGTAGATTATCTAAAAAAGATTTAGAAAGTTTAGATAAAAAAGCACGAATAGAATTATCTAATTTAAAAGCTAGAAAAGCAGAATTAGATATTAAATTTCAAAATAAAAACTTAGATCAAATTCGTTCGCAAGCGTTAATTAATGACGATAAAGAACTTTTAAAACAACTTGATCAATATAATGAATTAAACCAAACCTTTGATGAAAAAGGTAATTTAATAAATGATGAGAATAATGCTATTAAAACTTTACTTGCTTTAACTCAAGAAAGATTAAAAGAAGAAGAAAAAATAAATAGAACTTTAGGAATATCAGGTAAACTTGTAGATGGTATTGTAGGGACTTTAGGCAAATTAGGAATTGAAAGTTCATTCTTTGAAAACCTAAAAGAAGATATGAGAGATGCTGCTAAATCTGGTGACAGATGGGCTGTTGTTTCTACTGCTACTAGAGGTATATTTAAAGGAATAGGTGAAGCATTAAAAGATCCTGTTACACAATTAACGATATTAATAAAGTTAGCTAATTTCTTCTTTAAAGCTGCTTTAACAGCAAACGCTCAGGCTGTTGAATTAGGAAAATCATTAGGATACGGTGCTAACAGAGCAGATGCCTTTAGAGAAAGTATGGTCGCTATAGAAAGATCATCTAACAATCTAAATGTTACTACTGCTAATTTAACCCAAGCTTTTGGAGAATTAGTTACAGCAACTGGATTTGCTTATGAGTTTACAGCTGATCAACTTGAAACACAAATTAAGTTAACTAAGCAAGTTGGATTAACAGCAGATGAAGCAGCAAATGTTCAAAGATTTAGTATATTAACAGGTAAAACTTCAGAACAAACTTATAAATCATTTGTTAAGGGATTAAATGCAACTGCTAATCAACTTAAAGTTGGAATTAACTTTAAAGCTACATTAGCTGAAGCTCTTAAAGTATCAGGACAATTATCAGCTAATTTAGGAAACGATCCAATAAGAATAGCTAAAGCTATTGTTCAAGCTAAGGCATTAGGTATGACCTTAGAACAAACAGCAAAAGCAGGTGAATCACTTTTAAATTTTGAAACATCAATTGAAAGTGAATTAAAAGCTGAATTATTAACAGGCCAACAATTAAATTTAGAAAGAGCTAGAGCCGCTGCTTTAGCAGGTGATCAAGCAACATTAGCTGAAGAATTAGCTAAAAACGTAGGTACAGCAGCTGATTTTTCTAAAATGAATGTATTACAACAAAAAGCATTAGCTGAAGCTGTTGGTATGACCTCAGATGAACTTGCAAATACATTAACAAAAAGAGAACAAGCTATTGCTAGTGGAAAATCATTAGCACAAATAGCTGACGAGGAAAGAATAGCAGCACTTGAAAGACAAAATATTCAAGATAAATTTAATGCAGCCGTAGAAAAATTACAAAGTTTATTTGGTAATTTAATGGCAGGTCCTTTAGGATCATTTATAGATGCATTATCTGCTGGGTTAGGACTTATTAATAAAATGATACCTGCTTTAAAAGTAATTGGAGGCCTTTATTTAATTATAAAAGGGTTTCAAATGGCAGGAAATGTATTTGAAGCAGCTAAAACAGCTCAATTAGCCCTTCAAGGAAATAACTTAGCCATTCAAAACATAATGCAAGAAAAAAGCTTAGTTAAAAAAGGAATGTATCATGCTATTGCTATTAAAGAAGCTATTACTGAAGGTGGTATTACAAGCGTTAAAGCTTATGCTTTATCTTTAGATGAAAAAAGTTTAGTTAGAAGAACTATAATGGCTGGTATAACAGCTAAAGAATATATTCAACAAAAAGCAATGACAGTACAGGCTGGAATGAAAGCAGGCTATGAAAGAATTAGCTTAGCTTTACAATCAGCAGCATCCGCAATTCAAAAAGGAAATCTATTAAAAAGTATAGGTTCAGCAATGATGGGAGTAATTCAATCTTTATCATCAATCCCCGTTGTTGGTTGGGCTTTAGGTTTAGCGGCTGCCGGTAGTGTTGCTGCTTTAGGTTATAAATTTTTAACAGGAGATGACATAATGTCTGAAAATGGTTATGGTAAACGTACATTATTAGCACCAGAAGGCGCTATTAGATTAAACGATAAAGATACTGTAATTGCTGGTACTAATTTAGGCGGTGAACAACAATCATTACAAGGATCACAAGCAGTACAAGGACAACAATCACTACAAGTATCACAACAAATACAACAACCAGCACAAACAATACAAGGCCCATCAATTGACTTAACACCAATGATAGCAGCAATTAACGAAGTTAAAGCAGCTGTTGATGGATTAATGAATCGTCCTGTAATAATTAACATGGATAGCAAGCAAGTTGGTTCTAATTTAGTACAGGGCTCATATAAACTAGCATAACAATTAAATATTTATATTAAACAATACAATCATGGGATTATTAGACAAATTAAAAACAGGCATTTTAGGACTAAAAGGTAGTAAACCACAACAATTCGGTGTTAACCCAACACCTCCAGATTCATTACATTTAACTTACTCAACAGACGGTAAGCCTAATGTAACTTGGAGAACTATTAGTGGTGTTGGACCAAAACCACTACCATCTCGTTTAGATGTTGGTGAAACTAAAGACAAGTTCAAGCCTAGTTTTAAATACTCAGACAACAAACCTAAATAATGCCTTTAATAGACCTTAAGACTGATTTAAAATCACTTAAGTATGGAAAGGATCGACCAGGTGGAGGCGACAGTGGACAACCATACCAAAAAGTTGATATCAACAAAGTTGATAGCGGCTTTAACCGTTTTCGAATGACTAAATTCGATGATGGTTTAGTTAGAGGTGGGGTTGTAGGTGCTGTAAATGCTTCTATTGTTGATACTTTTCGTATAGGGAAATTTCTTAAAGACTTTCCTAAAGGTCCGTTATTCATTACTAAGCAGGTTGGTTTACAATTAACCAACCCTATAATAGAACATAAGACAAATTTTCCAACAAATAAACCAACTAGAGAACAAGGTTTATTTAATAATATTGGTAATTTTATTTCTAATATTGCTAATAGAATATTAAATGCTGTTGGTCCTACTCGTATTTACAATTTAGGTATTAATACATTAGCCCAAATACCAGTAAATGCATTTGGTCAACATATTCAAAGACACGGTTTTACCCCTAGACGTAACGACGATAATTTATATTTTAAAGTTGTTCAATACAATAACAATGAAGGTAATAATAGATTAACTAACTTAAGATCTATATTAGGCAATACTAAAAACATTAATACTTACTTAGGTGGTCCTTCATCTATATATGGTATTGGAACTACCATAATTCAAAGACGTGGTAAGTTTATTAATATAAATCAAGATACTACTGCCTCACCTTGGGCTACATCTAAAGAAATAAACGATTCATCATACGTTCAATCATCAGCTAAAAACTTAATTTCTACTTCTAATTTAAAAATAGGAGCTGACTTAGGTTTATCTAAAAAAACATTCTCTAAATTAGTAGGTGATCTTAAGATACCAATTAATCCATCAGGATCAGCTGCTTATGATAGAATTGCTTCAAAAAACGATCCATTAGATAACAAGTACAAAGCTATTGAACAAGAAGCAAGCGCTAGTGCTAAAATGAGAACACCTAATGACTTTGTAGGTGCTTCTAAATTTGTTAACTCATCACTATCTACTACTACTTTTTTAAATTTAACTTCTGCTGATAATAAACCGTTAACATTAGATAATCGTCTTTTTCAAATAGGAGATAATAAAAATCCTTCTAAGTCAACAAACCAATTAAATTATTTTAATACACTAGGTGTATCAAAACAATACTTCAGTACTACTCGTTCATTAGAAGTTAATACTAAAATATCAACAGCAAACGCTACATCAAAACCAACCTACATTGATCAATCATCAGTTAATGGTAAAGCATTTGGTGATCCTAAGTACACGTATGCTGATGTAAGAACTCAATTAAACGATCAACAAGTAAGTGGCAGTAAATATTTAGATAAATCTAAAGATGTTAGCAACCAAATTAATAATCTTCCTGTTTTATATGGTGTTTCTAAGGAATATGGAGGTATAGATACATCAACTTTACCATCAAGCAAGAAATTTGCAAATTATGCTGCTTTAAAATCTCAAGTAGATAAAAATAATAATATATCTCAAGAATACTACGGCGGTGAATTTAAAACAGTTCAAGTTAATGTTAATAGAGGCGCTGATGATTTTCAATATGTTACTAGAGAATTAGAAAATAAATTTGTTAGAACTAATGATAGAGATACAAGTGATGATTCATTATCAATAGTATTCAGACCAATAGATCCATTTACAGGAGCTACTTTATCAACATTACGATTCTTAGGTTACATTACTGAATACAATGAAACCTATGATAGTTCTTGGAACGATGTAAAGTATATAGGTCGTGCTGAGAAATTCTATTTATTTAATGAATTTAAACGTTCAGTAAGTGTAGGATTTAATATACCTTGCTTTAATGAATATGAATTAGAAAATAGACATTGTGCTATAAGTGAATTAGCATCTACCTTAGCTGGTAAATATGAAAACAATTTATTAGGTGGTATTATAACTAGACTAAAATTAGGCAGTTATATAGATAACCAACCTGGAATCATAACTAACTTAAGCTTCCAACCAATACAAGATTCATCGTGGGATTTAGATATGGAATTAGCATTTTATTTAAAAGTTACCTTTAACTTTACATTAATCCACGATTACTTACCTCAATACACTGAATGTGGATTTATATTTAACCCACCAAAACTTCCACCACCTAGAAAAGAACCTAAACCTGAACCACCACCCCCAGCACCAGCTCCTGCACCAGCACCTGCACCAATACCAGGTCCACGTCCTACATTATTTACGGATGATAAAAAAATTCAAGATAACACCTACATTAAAAAACCTTTAAAAACATCCCCAATCAGAAAATTCCAAGGTTTTGGAGGTGGAAGCTCAGGTGGAGCCGGAGCAGGCGGAAGTTGGTAAAAAATAATATTATATGGATCGTTACAATGAAGCAACTATACTAAAAACAGCGAATACAAATCGCCCATACTACAAAGCAAGATTTTACCCAAATGTTCCTTTGTCAGAGAATGATGTGTATGTTATTACTACAGTTGGAGACAGACTTGATAGTTTAGCTTTTTCTTATTATAATGACCCTACCTTATGGTGGGTTATAGCAATGGCTAATAATAATGCTACTAAAGGTGCATTATACCCAGAGCCAGGTACTCAATTAAGAATACCAACTGATTTAAATACAGTTTTAAAACAATACGAACAATTCAATAAAGCTAGATAAATGTTATGTCAATATTTAAAGATACATTCAAACCTGGAGTTAGAGCCCAAATAACAGCAAGACAAAATGCTATTAGTGACGGCCGAAGTACTCCTCAATCTATTCAATATTTTAATGCTCGTAACGCCTGGGTAAGGATGACATCAGCTGTTGACGTAGCTAATGATGGAGGTAAATTAGCTAAAAGCTATATTTTACAAGGTGGTATCTTAAATAGCAATAATGCATTACGTGAAGGATTAGGTGGACAAGAGGGTAAATATATTTCCCAAACACAAGCAGGACAAAATTATAGACTAGGTTTAAGACCAATGCCTGGTATTACCAGTGTAGATGTTAAATCAAAATCAGCTTATGGCTCATTAAGAGAAGTAACAGTAAATTTCAATGCTTGGGATATTAAACAACTAGAAGAATTAGAGTTACTTTACATGCGCCCCGGATACACAGCATTAATTGAATGGGGTTGGGCTCCGTATTTAGACAACAATGGTAACTTACAAAATAATGTCCAATACTATGATGATATTTTTATCAAGGGTAAGAAAAAGGAAGACATTTGGAAAGAAATATTTAAAAAATCAGAAGAGACAGGTAATTATGAGGCAATGTATGGTTACATAAAAAACTATAGTTGGTCTGCTCGTGCTGATGGAGGATATGATTGTACTACTACTATTATTTCAATAGGTGAAGTAATGGAATCATTAAAAGTTAATTATTCTGCTTTTAATGTACCTGATTTAGAAAAAAATGGTATAATAGCTAGTAAAGTTGGAGTTGCATTGGATAGTGAAATATTAAGTTCATACACTAAAAACATAGTTGCTGGTATTTGCCATGAATTATATTATATTGCTAATGAAAAAGCAAATGATTTCGCTGAATATAATATTGTAGATAAAAATAACGAAAATAAAACATATACCTTCTTTAAATTCCCTGTTGATATCAGTGGTGGTGATGAAAATAAAGAATCTATTACTAAAAATGGTAAGCAAATATATGTTACTTTAGAGTCATTTGCTAATATTTTAAACAAATATGTTTTATTAGCAGATAAAAGCAACAATACTCCCTTTGTAAAATTATCTGTGCGTGGATCTGATATAACAAGCGATAATGAACTTTTATTATGTTTAGGAAACACATACCAATTATCAACTAATCCATCTATTTGTTTAATTGCAAACCATGCTTGGGAAAATCCTAGTGCACTCGGACTTCCTGATTCAAGTGACTTTGATACTTTGAAAAAAATAATCAAAGGAATGTCTAAAAACTATTTTTATGATGGTGACTATAAAGAAAAACAATTAGGAATTATAGGTAATATCTATCTAAATTTAGACTATCTATATCAACTTATCATAAATGATAACGTTGCTTCTCAAGATAAAAAAGAGAAAAACGATATTGCATTATTTGATTATATTAAAAATATAATGTCTGGTGTATCAGTAGCAATAGGAAACGTTGCTACATTTGAAATACACGCTGACCCCGTTGATGGTAATGTTGTTAAAATTATAGACGTTAACTATGCTGATATAGCTAATAGAGATAAAATATATAATGAAGCCTTTACTTTAGAATTACATAGTACTAAATCTGTAACAAGACAATACAAACTAGAATCACAAATATTCCCAGAACAATCTACTGTAATAGCTATTGGTGCTCAAGCACAAGGTGGTGCTTTAGGAGCTGATACAAATACATTAATCGATTTTAATCAAAATTTAATTGATAGAATCATACCTAAAAAAGATGCACCAACCTTAGTTGATAATCCTGATTTAGAAGCTGATTTAAAAGCTAAAGCTGAAAGTTTAGTTAAAAATTTAAAAACATTATTATCATTTATTGTTAAGATAGATCCAAGCTGGTGGGAATTTAAAGGTGATTTCGATGCTTCTAAATCATCCGAATATTCAAATGCATTAAAAGATATTATTGCTTTCTTTAAAAGCTATGTTGTTAATGATAATAAAAACAGAGCTATTATACCTACTAAATTATCTGTAACTACAGATGGTATTGGTGGTTTAGTAATAGGAAACATATTTAAGATTCCTGAAGATTTACTACCACGTGGATATAAAGGTGCAGGTGATATTGGTAGAAGATTAGGATATGTTGTAACAGGATTAGGACACTCAATTCAAAATAATGATTGGACAACTAATATAGATGCTCAAACTATTATTCTTGACGCACCAAAAAGTGGAATATCAGGAGCTAATTTTGCAACTATAACTAAAGTAGCAGCGGCCGCTGTAGATGCTGTTAGTAGTGGAGCAGCAACACAAAAACTAAAAGATACATTAGCAAAAATTGACCCTAAACAATTGCCTGGCCCTCCAGCTAAAGATATACCTAAAGAAGTTACTGTAGATAGAGTGATAGCCGCGATACAAAAGAAAAATTATTCATTCTATGCTAATACAGCTTATGGTAAAAATAAATTAAATATTGTTGGTGTTAGAGCTATTAATAAAGCATTTAATTCACCTGTCTCAAATTATTTTACTGATTACGTAGTAATGTTCTACTATGATAGTAAGGGATTACGTCAAGAACGTATTGGGTGGCAAACTACATCTCCTGGCTTAACATACGAAGCAAGTAAATTTGGTGGAGCTGGTAGAACAATTATGATGCAAGAAGGACAATATAAAGATTCTTACGTAAGAGGATTACATCTAGGTAAAATTGATACTTTAGTACAAGCTAAATCAATGAACTACCATAGAGATGAATCATTAAATGCTCAATATAATAATGTTAATATAACTGGAGGTATATTTGGCACAAACATCCATCCTTCAGGTAATTACAGTAACAGTGATTCTAATAAATTAATTAATAACTGGTCTGCTGGTTGTCAAGTATTTAGATCATATGATGACTATTTATGGATGATGCAAGCTGTACGTAATCAAGTCGAAACAACAAACTATAAATTCTTTACTTATACCTTACTAAACTTTAAAGATTTATAATGAGAATACCTTCAAATATAATTGAAACAGGTAAATACACTGTAGGAAAGGAATTTATTAGCACATCTGATAATAAAGAATATCAAGGATATTACTACCAGATAGGTGATAGATACTTTGCTGGTAAGGTATTTGATAATAAATCTCCTGAATTAAAAAAAATAGGTGATGATTATTTTGTTTTCCTTAACGTAGACAAAGAATATGGTAAGTTAACTAAACTAGATCCTAAATCAGTTCAAATACCTAAAACAATTCACAATCCTGATTTATCAGCTAAAGATGCTGAAGGAGAAGATTTTTTAACTTATTACGCTAAAAAATTAAACTACTATCCTATACTGATTAGAGAAATAAATAAGGAAACTTATCTTGAATTGCAAAGTAGCAATGCATGGCAAGTTATATCTTTAGTAACTACTCAAGGGGATGGAGGTATGGGCATAGAAGAAATAAACAGAGCAGAAAGAGAAATGCCGGGGATGAGAGCTTGGCTTTTAAGTTCAGGAATAGGACCTCTTTGATATTCCAAGTTTTTGGTCTTATATTTCGTCAAATAAAAGGTTATGTTTTACATTATTGAGAGATCATCTCAACTACCACATTCATTCGAGGATTGTTTTGTTAGGTTTATTCCTACCAATGACAATATTCATCCTGCACTTACTGATTTAAGTTTAGTCTATATCAGACCACTTAATGATAAGAAAGGATACATATTGTGTATCAACCATAATGAGTCTTTTGGTATAGACAAAATAGAATTACTTGATTGGTTATTAAATCACACAGGTAAATTATGGACATTAGATAAGAAAAAAGCAATGCATTGGGTTTATCTATTAGCTGATAAATTATACGATGTAAATTTTATACAACACGTCGACATTAAATCTTTAGATAATACGTGTATTAACTATTATTATAGCAAACACGGCGCATTACCTAATGTTAATTGCCTAATACCAATTAGCAAGCATTATGAAATGTGTGAAGCAACATTCAACATGTCTGAGCATATTATTGAACAATACTCAACTGACGATAATGTATTTAAATTTAATAACGAACATGCGACTAATGCGTTTTATCAAATCGAATCCAGCGGTATAAAGCTCAATAAAGACTGTTTCATCGATTATTACCAAGGTAAGATTACCCACCCAGAATTCAACTTAAAACGCGGAAGAATATACACTCAATACAATTTATATACAACAACGTCGCGCCCATCTAACACATTTAACGGCGTTAATTTCGCAGCACTTAATAAAGATGACGGCGAACGTATGTGTTACATGCCTGAGAATGATATGTTTATTGAAATGGATTTTCAAGGTTATCACCCACGATTAATTGGTGAGATGATTGGATTTGATTTTCCAAAAGATAAAAACACATACGAATATTTAGGCCATGTGTTAGGTGTATCACAGCAAGAAGCTAAAGAATTAACATTTAAACAGTTATATGGTGGTGTGTGGGGTGAATATCAATCCAAACCATTCTTTGAAAAGGTATTAAGTTATACAGATGGTGTATGGGATACGTACCAATACGGAAAGCAATATAAAACGGAAAATAAAATATTTATACCTGACGTTAATATGACTCAAGCTAAGTTATTTAACTATGTCGTACAAAGCAAAGAAACGTCAACAAACGTCAAATTATTAGGAAAGTTATTTGATTATTTAAAAAATAAAAAAACCAAAGTAGTATTATACACGTATGATGCGTTTTTGTTTGATTACAGTAAAGAAGATGGCGATATATTACAAGACATAGTAAATATGCTTGAATATCCTGTAACAATTAAGCAAGGAAATACATATCATGGTTTAACCAAAATATAAATATTTATAATGGACTATACATTTTTAGATTTGAACAAATTATTCTGCACATTTACTAAGCCTGACGATTTAGAGAACATCGTTTCTACTATCAATCGCCGTCACGCAATCTTATATAATAAGATATTCATCCTTGAATCGCCTCAGAGCGACGAATTGATGTGCACATACAACATCGATGCAGGTAACTCATCAGATTCTCCATTACCAAATACTATATTATTGCACCGCAAAAAGGAAAGCAATACACTGTATACAATCAATGCTCTCAATACATTGATTAAAACACTAAATAAAGGTGTGCTAGACACAAAATATATTGTAAATTGGCATGACTATAAGAACAGCATATTGCTTACTAATGGCCCCGATTTACGCAAATTAGATACATCTATTTATAAAATCATAGATTTTAATAAGTAGTTTTGGCTGTCTAAATTTCCTATCTTATATTCAAGTCTAAAATAAAACAGTTATGGATTTAAATCTGGCAAAGCAGAAGTTAGCCGCTGCACAAAACAAAGGTGGTCAATCAAGAGAAAGAATTGACTATACCAAAATTTTCTTTAAACCAAAAGCAGGTAAGTACCAAGTAAGAATTCTACCTTCAACGTATGATAAGGCATGGCCTATCCGTGAAGTACAGTTCCACTATGGTTTCTCAAAAGGACCTATTTTGGCATTATCAAATTGGGGTGAAGCAGATCCAATTGCTGATTTCGCTAAAAACCTTCGTAAGTCATCTGACAGAGAGGATTGGCAATTAGCTAAAAAGATCGAGCCGAAATCTCGTTATTTCGCTGCTGTAATAGTACGTGGTGAAGAACACCTAGGTGCTCGCCTATGGGAGTTTGGTAAATTAACAAACGATCAATTATTAGGTATTGCTGCTGATGAAGATTATGGTGATTACACCGATATCACAGACGGTAGAGACTTTACTATTGATGCTGTTGAAGATGTTATTGCTGGTAGAAAGGGTATTAAATGTAACCTTCGTATCAAACCAAAAACAACTCCAATCTCTGAAGATGCAGCGTTAGTAGAAAAAGTACTTAACGAGCAACCTGATATTTTGGCAATCAATCGTAGATACACTTACGAGGCTTTAAAAGAAATCTTGACTAAATGGTTAAATCCAGAGGAAGAGGCAACCGCTACTGAAACTCCAATCGCATCTGCGGATGTTGATGAAGAAGATGATTTCATTAAAGAAATTAACAAACCAGTAACACCAGCTTATTCTCTAGAAACTCCTGCAGCTAAAACTAGCAATGCAGATAAATTTAACGATCTATTCAACGACTAATTATGGCAAAAAGTAAAGACAGCTTAACGACTGTAGTATCCGAATCGTTAAAAAAATCATTTAACATTGATGCATTTAAGAAATCTAAATTCTTAGATCAGTCTGTTAAATTTAAACCACAAAGATGGATTAAACTGTCTGAAGCTTTCCAAAATGTCATTTCATTACCTGGTATTCCGATGGGCCACATAAGTTTATTACGTGGTCACTCGGACACTGGTAAAACAACAGCAATGTTAGAGGCAGCAGTAGCAGCTCAAAAAATGGGTGTACTACCTGTCTTTATCATTACTGAAATGAAATGGAATTGGGAACATGCTCAACAAATGGGCTTTGAAATGGAACCTGTAGTAGATGAAGAAACAGGTGAGATTATTGATTACAAAGGTTTCTTCTTGTACATCGATAGAGGTGCACTAAATACAATTGAAGATGTAGCAGCATTTATTGCTGATTTATTAGCCGAACAAGCAGCGGGTAAATTACCATTTGACTTATGTTTCTTCTGGGATTCTGTAGGATCTATTCCTTGCAGACTATCAATTGAATCTAATAAGAATAACAATGAGTGGAACGCTGGAGCTATATCTCAACAATTTGGTAACTTTATCAATCAGAAGGTTATCTTATCTCGTAAAGAAAATCAACCATATACTAATACATTAGTAGCTGTTAATAAGGTGTGGGTTGCAAAACCAAACTCACCTATGGAACAACCTAAAATGAAAAATAAAGGTGGTGATACAATGTTCTTTGACTCGTCACTTGTAGTAACATTTGGTAATATTTCAAACAGTGGTACTAGTAAGATTAAAGCAACCAAAGACGGTAAAGACGTTGAGTTTGCTAAGCGTACTAAAATATCAGTTGATAAAAACCACGTTACAGGTGTTCAAACAAAAGGTACTGTTACAATGACAGTTCATGGTTTTATTGATGACGATAAGAAAGCAATTGATATATACAAGAAAGAACATTCTAAAGAGTGGTTATCAATTCTAGGTTCAGATGATTTCGATGTAGTTGAAGAAGATGAAATGCAAGAAAATTTTAAAGAAATAAATCTAGTAGATGTCGAAGAGTAAATATGAACAATTACTCTCCAACGTACAACCAGACATCAGAAAAGAACTAAGCTCAATTTTAATCATAGATGGCCTTAATACATTTTTAAGAGCGTTTACAATGATTAATCATATAAATCCCGACGGCCACCATATTGGTGGCCTAACCGGATTTCTTAAATCAATTGGTTATGCTATTAGAATGGCTGATCCAACTAAAGTAGTTATTGTATTTGATGGTGTAGGTGGTTCAAACGCTAGGAGAAATCTGTTCCCCGCATATAAAGCAAACCGTAATGCTAATCGCATGACGAACTACTCTATCTTTCAGTCTAAATCTGAAGAACAAGAAAGTATTAATAATCAAATGGAACGTTTGATTCAATACCTTAAATGTTTACCCGTTACTATTACTAGTATTGATGGTTTAGAGGCAGATGATATCATTGGGTATTTAGCTAATAAGTTTCAAGTACATGGTGATACTCAAAAGGTAACTATTATGTCTGCTGATAAAGACTTCCTACAATTAGTATCTGATAAAGTACATTGCTATTCTCCTGTTAAGAAAAAAATATACACCCCAAAAGATGTATTAGAAGAATTTGGTGTTAGTAGTTATAATTTTCTAAACTACAAAGTGTTAATGGGTGATTCATCTGATAACATACCTGGTATTACTGGTTTAGGTCCTAAAAAACTAATCAAATTATTTCCAGAATTAAACAGCAATGTTAAAGTTACATTAGATAGCATTATAGAGAAATCAGCTGAATTAATTAATGAAAATAAATTATATTTATCTGTTGTAGAAAGAAGACATCAATTAGAAATCAATGAACGGATAATGTCTTTGAATGGTGATTTATTATCACCAGAGAATAAACAATTAGTTAAAGACGCATTTACCGATTCTTATGAATTAAATATACCGATATTTTTGCAATTATATCACAATGATAAATTAGGTGAAAGTATTCCTAATGCACAATCATGGTTATCACAATTATTTGGTTATCCAAATTCTTTTAAATAAATTTAAGTTATGACAACGTTACAAAAATTATCAACATACGGACCCGTATTTCAAATAAAAGTATTAGGAGCCTTGCTAACGCAACGACAATTCCTAATTAACATTATAGACTCACTCGATTCAGAGTATTTTGAATCATCAGCACATAAGTGGGTTATTGAATATATTCAAAAGTACTTTAGTGAATATCACACAACACCAACAGTAGAAACATTATCTATTGAGGTAAAAAAGATTGAAAACGAAGTATTAAGAATATCAATCGCTGAAGCATTAAGAGAAGCATTTAAAATGTCTGATCAAAGTGATTTAGAATGGGTAGAAAATGAATTTAGTACCTTCTGTCGTAACCAACAAGTTAAAAAAGCAATATTAGGTTCAGTTCAGTTGCTTGAAATGAATGATTTTGAAAGTATATTACAACTAATCAGTAAAGCAGTTAACGCAGGCGAAGATAAAACAATAGGATTAGATTATAATTTAGATATTGAAGCTAGATATCGTGAAGATGATAGAGGATGTATTCCATTCCCTTGGCCTGTATTTAATGATATAACACAAGGCGGTTATGGTAAAGGTGATTTAGTATTAGTATTCGGTAATCCTGGAGGTGGTAAGTCATGGGCTATTACAGCAATGGGTGCTTATGC